ATGTTCGCGGGGTGGCAAGCGCTTGGCAGACCTCGTGTCGCACGCAATGCCAACGAAATACCGACCGAGGTTTTTCTCGATCTGCTGAAACTGTCTCTGACGATTGTCGCCGGTGTAGGCGGGATAGTTGCTTTAGTCGTCGCGTACAGAAAACAGCGGTTGGGTGAGGCGCAGCATCAGCGCGAGGAATCAGCAGCGCGTCGTGAACACCAGAAGATGTACGCCGAGCGATTTTCGAAGGCCAGTGAGCTATTGGGCTCAGAACGATCCGCGGTGCGACTGGCGGGGATTTACGCCCTCGCTAGCTTGGCGGACGATTGGGAAAGCGGTCGACAGACTTGTATCGATGTGCTGTGCGCATATCTGAGGATGCCACACAAACCACTCAACGATCCCCCAATCGACGGTATAAAAGAGAGAGACTATCGCCCGTCTGGACGCGAAGCATGGCGATCGGCATTACTCGAAACATCGATGCTCGACCCCAGCGAAGAGCACCAAGTTCGATCAACCATCATCCGCGTCATTGTCGAGCACCTTAATTCTAATGCTGACACACCATGGTTTGGACATAATTTCAACCTAAGCGGTGCGGTACTCGATTCGCCGAGTTTCGCAGGTACTCATTTTTATGATTGCTACTTTGACTTCGGCGAAGCCCTCTTATATGGCGAGATCGACTTTAGTGGATCGAAATTCTTAGATTCCAAATTAAGCTTCTTTTTTACCACGATTTCCGGCAGTTGTGGATTCGAGATCTGCGACTTCAAAGATACCGAGATAGATCTGTCAGCAGACATCATTGGTGGAATCAAGTTCTATGCGTCCAGCATGGAAGAAACCGAAGTTACTGTCTCGGGCCTTGATCTCGACGGCGCTGACTTCTCGTTTATGGAAATTAATATGACCAAGAACAGCAAGCTTGAGATATGGAGAGCGGATGTTAACAAATCGAGCTTGGCCTTCAGCCGATGTCATGTGACCGAATCCAAGATCGCAATACGAAGCGCGACCTTAACGGATTCTTCTATGTACTTTAGTGGAATGCGAATTGGGAGTGGAGGGCGCGTCTTTCTAGCATCTGGTATACATAACAAAATACCCAGCCCAATGCTCACCGACTCCAAGATACATTTAAATGACGTAGGAATAGACGCAGGTGGATTCTTTGGTTTTCAACGACAAAACTTCGTACGTACGCCGCTGCATTTTCCTTATCTCAACGTGAATAGATCGGAGTTTGTCCTCACAGAGTGCAGCTTAGAATCTTCACCTGTCACCTTCTATGATGCCCAACTATCGGAAAGAAGTCGGCTAGTTGTCGACGCCTGTTCCGACGATCCGAGTCCGATAGACACCGACGGGCTGAGTCAATCATGCACTGACGAAGAACTATTGGTGGTTATCCGTTCAGGTACGGTTGACGACATAGATCCCTCAAGCTGGGCAGAATCGAAGACCAGGCAGGACGTTGACGTCGACCCAGCTCTTCGTTCTCACATCGTCTCTTGGTACTAGCCAGAGGCAATTGCCTAAGGCACACCATAGAGCGAGGCATTGAACTATCAGAACGACCACAGTGGCCGACGATGCCATGTTCTGCAGTACTTGCGATGGCGACAGCAAGGCCAAACGCCACCAGACATCAAGCGATTTGCACAAACGTCCCGATACGTCGAAAGTTGCGCGTGGGCCGCGTCTATCATCTGTTGTTCCGCAGCCTACCCTGGATCGGTGTACCCGCATATCAAAGCATGAGCCGAAAAGGTTGCGTGATGCCGTAACCGCATGTCGGAGAGAATTAGGCCTCTGGGACGAGAGACCCGTTGATGAAGCTCCTGCTAACGGCGCATAGTTCTGTAGGCAAGGTCGCACCAATCTGAGAGCATTGTGCATGGTCCCAACCAACAGGAAAGTTAGGCAGCGGCTTGAGCAGTGGGTTAAGGATCGGCTTTGGTCAGAGGCGGGCGTAGATCACCGCGTCCATCGTCGGACTTTAGCACCCTAAACCCGACACTTGAGTGGGCCCACGACACCGGAGCCGATCTGGGCAAGACCAACGTCAACGGTGGGGCCATCGCCATCGGGCACCCGTTGGGTGCGAGCGGTGCCCGCATCATGACCACCCTGGTCAACGCCCTCGAGCAGCGCGGCGGACGCTACGGGCTGCAGACGATGTGTGAAGGCGGCGGCATGGCCAACGCCACCATCATCGAACGGCTGGGGTAGGAATGCCCGTCGGCTTCAGAGCCCCCGTGCCATTGCGGTTTGGCGCGGGGGTTCATCGTTTCCACGGGCCTCATCCCAGGGCAAGCATCGTGAGGGCTTGGCCTGGTATCGCAGCCATGACGTTCACTGTGAACGGCCAGATAAACGTGTCCATGACCGTCCTCCATTTGCCCTTATCCGCGCTGCCCGCAGCTGCGCGAATGACAGTTGCCGCAAGACGCTCGACGGCTTCGGCAAGGAGGAAATCCCCAACGTCGTCGTACTTCTCTACACACCACGAGAGGTGCTCGATGACTTCGAGTACGTGGATGCGAAGGGGGTCGGGAATCGAACCGTCATCCTCTAGTGCTGCCTTGACCGTCGCAACATAGTTCCCGAGCGCGGCCAATCCGTCGGGTGTCACTGTCGGCACGTAGTAACGCAGCATTTCGGCCAAGTTCTGAAGATGGTCGAGGATGCCATCAGGCAGGTCTTCGGTCACTTGAGCCTCCCAGCCATGCGGAAAGACGAACACCGCTCTGCACCAGTGCGGGAAGTACCTGCGGTAGACGCTGACATCTGCCTTGGCGGCGTTCATTTCATCCAGCAGCTGATCGATTGCCTCAAGCTGTTTCACGGCCAATCTGTGCGCTTGGAAGTCTTCCTGTTCTGGGCTTCGCACTTCTTTGACTGCGGGTGGCCGCTGATTGGGTCGAGCTGGAGCGTTGCGCCACCTACGGAATTGATCGAGAAGCAGCTGAGCAGGATTGGCCACGCCGCAGATGGTAGCTACCTGAGCGCCGCCATTGGCGGAATAGCACGAAAATGTCGCACCAGGTGGCTACCATGCCAGCATCGCGACCACAGCAGAAGGGGCGTGGAACCGCATGACAGAAGAAGAATGGCAGGAGACAGCTGCAGCACAGGCCGTTGAGACGTTTGGCTTCTTCATGCTGACGATCCTTATGAATATCGTCGGCGGCGTGGTGGGGGGCCTCGTTTCCAAGGGTGTGACATGGCTTCTAAAGCAGCGGGTCGAAAAAGCCGGACTTCCGCCTGAAAAGTACGCTGCGGTACTGGATTTGAATCGTGACGACGCACTTCGCCACGCCCTGGTTCTGGTTGCGTCGTGGAGTGCGTTGGAAGCTTATCTTGAAGACTTCTCGAAAGCTGTCCTGCAGGCCGACATGTCTATCCTTGCCAACAAAGATTTCGACAAAGTCAAGGTCCCCGTTGCTGAACTTCTTGCGCCCGAAGACGAAAAGCTTGATAACGTCTACCAGGCGATGCAGGCCTTCGTAGGCACGAAAGCAGGCACCAAGAGGTTTGAAGAACTTGTAGAACTTCTGGGGCTTGGCGGGCAAGTTCCGAAGGTGATCAAGGACAACGTCTACAACGCGCAAATGATCAGGAATGTGTGGGCGCACAAGGCAGGGGTAGCGGACCTCAAGTTTGTGCGGCAAGCCCCACAACTTGGCTTCACTCAAGGACAACTGGTTTCGATCAGCCTGGAACAGCTCAGGGACTACCTAATCGCCATACTGGCTTACGGAATGATCGTTATGAACAGGTACAGAGCCAACTGTGGTCTTGGACCTATGCCGATGACTAATGACGAGGGCGGCGAAATCATTGATGCCTATCGCGACTTGTATCCGCCTCTTCAGCAGGAAGAGGAGAGTGCGGAGGATTCTTCAGACAGCGCAGGCAACCACTAGGCACCTTCCCCGCGCGCGGTGGTTCCCATTCGAGCGCTTTAACCTTCAGCCAGATCCAGCTTTTCGCCAACTCCTCTTCAATGACGGTGTTCACCATGCGCGTGACGGTAGCGGCGATTTCGCATCGCCGGTAGATGATGGAAATCCTTCACCCCGCAACAACAAAACGACCCCACGGCTAGGAATTAGCCGTGAGGTCGTTCGGTGCAGCCATGATGGGACTGCGCACTCCGCCAAGTGTTTGGTGGCCCGTGCTCCCCACCGTTCAAGAAAGGAACACGGGCCGGGTGGCGGGGTGAACCGTCCCGCCTACCGTTGAGGCATGGCCGGGTTCATCACGCCCGCGCGCCAAGTGGCGCTACATCAACGGTGTTGGTTGGTTGCTCCGCGTTCGGCGACAACCACGGGGAGCAAGTCTTAGTTGGCTTGGACTGCAATCCAATTCCAGCGGGCCGGTCGACCTGTCAGTGCGTGGTCACGTCCCCACAGGCGGGGGCCGATCACTTTCAACTTCTGGCCATCCGCAACAACTGTGTCACCGGCTTGGAGCTGGATGCGTGAGTCGGTTCGCCAGCCGAGCATGCCTTCGGTTGAGACCACGTCGCCGCGCAGGTTGGTCAGCGGGTAGGTGGTGCGGGTTGATCCGCTTGTGCCGCCACTGATCACGTCGATCTCGCCGTAGGGTGCGTCGTCAGCGTGGACAACGTTGCCGTCGGCGTCGATCGGGTCGCCGTGTTCGTTGCGCGCCAGCGGGCGGTAGACGACGCCGACTGTCACATTGCCCTCACTCGGTACCGGTCGAGCACGAAGAGTTCTGCAACAGTCCAGCCGCTGAAGGCTGAGCGGTAGGAGATCTGCGATGGACCTTCAACCTCGTCGTAGAGCAGACCGGTCCTGTTGGAGTACAAGCGTGCTGCTGCCGTGAGGATCACCGCGCGGATCTCGTCGTTGGGTACGCCAGCCGTGAAGCCGCGCCCGCGTGTGTACGACCGGGCCATCGCGGTGATGATGGTCAGGACGGCGTCGCCCTCATGGGAGCCGACGTTCTGTCCCAACAGCTCGCCAAGGTCGAAATACCTTGGCGCGGCCATGGTTAGCTCGCGGGAACAGTGAGCAGCGTGACGGCGTGGGACTGCAGTAACGCGACATCCCAGCGCGAGACGGGGCGGATGCCCACAGTGTCGTAGTCACCCCACGTCTGGTCCAGGATCGCAACATCAGCGTCGATGTCGCGGGCGACGACAATCTTGCTGAAGTCGACCAGCGCCACGCGGGCCTTGCTGGACACGTCGGGGATGTTGTCGGTGATGATGACCGGCAAGCCGAGAAGCTGTAGGGCGGTGTCGTTCTGGATGGTCTGCGGGTCGATGACGTACCACTTGTCGCTGGTACCGACCTTCACCTTCCGGATCGCCGCGAACGATGCCGGGGTCATCACCCAGTGAGTCGGAGTTACCTTGTTGCCCTGAGCAGTTGCGAGACCGTCAATCAGGGAGTCGGGGTCGGTCAAGTCCAGATCGCCGGTCGCGATTCGGCCTGCAGGACGCCCTTGATGGTCGAGCTGGTCCCCGCCCCGTCCCATAGCGCGGCGTCGAGAACGTTGGCCACGTCGGTCACGAGACGGGTGCGCAGCACGGCCTCAAGACCTACGACGCTCTGACGGACCAGCTCGTTGCTGACCTTGGTCAGGGTCTTGATGCCCTTGAGCGTGGACGGCAGCAACTGAACCTCGTCGAAAGTTGCATTGCTGTCAGTGATCTGGGCACCGGCTGCCACGAAGGCTGCACTGGTACCCGAAACAATGCGTGGGATACGCACGGGTGAAGCGGAATCGATAATTTGCGGGCCAGCAGCTAGGAACGTCGATGCCTGCTCCAATGGCTGGATGAGCAGGCTGGATACCTGGCTGGCGAGCAGCGTGGAATTGCCCGAAGGGGTCTGAATGGTCACTACGAATGTCCTTGGTGAACAACGAAATTTGAATCGTCGCCACCAGGACGTACGCGGGAATGGGCATCAAGCCCGAATGTGAAATAGGCAGGGCACCAGACCCTTTCGCCTATCTACAGTCTATCAGGTAAAACGGAAATCAGACGTTGGCTCCGAGTTGACGCAGCAGGCTGAACTCGTCCGTGTTCTCGCCCTTGACGCCCTGTCCGACACTCCCAGTTGGCTTGCGCGACTTGAGATGTGGCTTGCCGTTCAGTAGTGAATCGATTGCAGTGGAGAGCTTCTCGGCATCGTCTAGAGCCTCGACGTCGAACGCGAGGTCTGTTGCGTCAGCAAGCCTGCCGGTTGCAGCGACACGGGCAGTGAATAGGGCGCGGGCGAGCGCATCCGCACGGGCCTCGGCTGTCTTGGCGCGGTCCCGGTATCCGGCTGACTCCTTGCGGAGCTTCTCGACATAGGGCCGGTCGAAAGACTCTGGCTCGGCATCGGATTCGGCGCGAGCCTCGTCTAGTTCGGCTGCGGGCGTGTGCACTGCCGCCTCGTCGGACTCGGTGGTTTCTAAGGCTGCGTCAGCATCGGGCATGACTGCGTCTCCTGAAAGGGGTTAGAATGCCGCCTATATGGCCCGTACGCGGACGAACGGGTCTGGTCTAGGCGGTTGCGATCAAATCGCTTACGTAGCGCCCCAAGCGGATGTCAGCGCCGATCCGCGCGTCGAACTCAGCTTGGTTCAGCTCTGCGGTGATCTCGTCCTCGCTGAATCCCATGCGGGCCAGCGTGGTGCGACGCGACAGGATTCCTGCCTGGAACAGCTTGACTGCAGCGTCGGCCTCAGCGGCGGTCGAGCGCGTCGAGGCATCGGCCCAGACCACGCGGATGGTCACCCCGGTTGGATCAACACCGCTTCGGACGGCCACCATCAGACGTGCAACCTGCTCCCAGGCCCGCCCGAACGTCAGCTGGCGCGCAATCACCTTGGCGGTCAATCCGGCCTCCGCTGCCCGGATGGCCTCCGCTGTAGCGGGATTCGAGGTCGAGATGCCGATCATGTGTGCAGGCAATGCCGACACGGCCATGATCATCTGGACCCAGATGTCGACGGATGTCTTGAACCCCGCCAAGTCCGCACCGGGCAGCTGGCCAAACTTCGCCTCAGGTGCTTCTGAGATCATGGCGCGGTTGCCCTCAGGGATCGGGTTGACCGTGTCCATGACGGGCTCGCCTGTTTCGGGGTCCGCAACCGGGTTGCCGTCGTCATCTAGGTCGGCCAGAGTCTTGGTCAGTCCATCCACCAGTGGCTTGAGATCTTCGATCTCCGAGCGGCCGTCGTGATCGAGCAAGCGGCCCGAATTTGTCAACGGCACTACGGGCACGACGCCGAGCGGGTTGGGGACGGACTCCACCAGGTTGAAGCCAGCGGTCGCGGCTCCCGGCGACGGGGCGCGCCAGTGCTGCACCTCGTCGGGCAAGTACAACCATGCTTCGGTTGTGGTCTTCGTCCTGACCCGCTTGACGGCAGCGGTGAACTCGCGGGTCACCGGGTCGCGCTTCACCGCTACCTGCTCGGCGGATTCCACTGTGGCGCGCGGGCTGCCGATGGCGTCTGCCCAAACGATCACGAACGACTGACCAACGGCCAAGGCCTCACGATGCGCCACGCCGCTCAGCTGGTCCAAATCGTTGCTTAGGAAGTCCTGCCACGAATCAGGATCACCAGCCACGCCCGAAATGAGAAGCTGCTCAGCTAAACTCGTCACCGCCAAACGAGGGATGTTGGCGGTGATACGACCAAACCGCTTGTCCAGTGCTTGCCGCGCCTCGGGGCTCAGGAAAGCTAGCGGCTGCTCCCCTTGGTAATACAGGTTCAGTTCGTGGCGGCGATGCGCACCACTGTCCAGGTGCTGTAACAGCTCAACCAAAAGATCACCGTGGGCGTTTGTCACGCGAAACTAACCGTCCGTTTCTTCTTGCGGGTGCCCAGCCAAGAGCACCTGGAATGGCACATCAGAAGCGCTGCAGCGCAGTCGATCTTGGCCGCATTGCGCTTGCGGCTGACCTTGCCGATACGCAGGCCGCCGTCGCTTTCAATCACCGTCGCGGCCATCACATGCCGGGTCAGGGTCTCGTCACCGGAATGAGTGAACTGCCCGGCCATCGCCGCCGCGTGCAGAGCTGTGGTGGCCTTCGTGGTGCGACTCGGCGACCACGGGAACTCCGAAACCCTCAACCCCTCGGCAGCTAACACTTGCAGAGAGCGCGTCCACCTAAACGGGTCGGCCACAATCTCTTTGACGTTCCATCGTGCGCAGGCCTGCCGGCTCGCATCTTCGACGGCCAGCACGTCAATCCTGTAGCCAGCACTGCCGTCGGTGTTCTCCCACACTGCCAGGACATCGAAATGTGGTTTCGGGCTGACTGTTCCGACAACCAACGCTGTGGCATCGGAATCGCGGCCACCGTGAGACCCGTCAAGCGCGATAACCACGTCGACACCATCGGGGACCGACAAGCCAGTACCCAGGCCTTCCCACACGTCAGCCGGGATGAATGGGTTGGAGTTCTCCGAGACCACCTGGCACAGACGCGACCGGCGGAAATTTCCCTCAGTTGTCTGCGCCAGCAAGGCGTGCATGGACTCACGGGTCAGGAAGTCGTCCAAACTCGGGCAAGCCAACTCCCAGCAGTGCTCACACGACGCCGGATGATGCTGGAAGTCATCGGCGCTGAACTCCACCCACGCAAATGTCGGATCGTCAGGGTGTTCGTGCGCATGTGCGCGCATGTCTAACAGCACTGACGTAGAGCTGTTCGGCGGTGTGCCGATCCCGATGGCTGTTGCGCCTGGCAGCTTGCCCAGGCCCAGCAGCAAGGTCTGCCAGGTGTCTGGGGAGATCACCCCGACCTCGTCGGCCAGAGCCAACGTCCAAGTCCCCAGACCCTCAAGCCGCTTGGCCTCAGCCGGTAACGCGGTCAGCGAGCTGCCCTTGGCCGGGATCACGATGCGATCCATGTAGATATGGCAGCGAGATGAAAGGGCCGGGTTCAGCTCGACCATGCGGATCGCAGGCTTGAGTGTTAAACCGGCTTGACGCTCGTCCACAGCCACGATCGGGATCTCGTTGCCATCCGGACCAATGAACAATTCGTAGAGGCCAACGGCGGCCATCAGCGCCGTCTTGCCGGTACCGCGCGGGCACATGATCCCGGCTACCGATGGGCGAGGGTCTGGGTCCAGGATCGGGCGCAACATCTCGATCTGCCACGACCGCAGCGTGAAGGCCGTGCCGACGCCATGACCCTTCGGTGTAAATCAGGAACTCTTTGCAGAATGCCGCGAACCGTTCCACGCCAACTGCATCGCAGTCGAAAGGCAGTGGACTCGGGTCGGTTGCTGGTTTCGGCCCAGCAGGCATGAAACACTCCAAACGTGATTGACGAGGTTCCCGAAGACCAGCGCGAGGAAGTAGACCCGCCCGAAGTCGAAGTTGGCGACCACATCTACGACCCATCTCGTCGCTGCTGGATCACGGTGTCGCGGATAGAGCCGTCAGAATCATTGGGCGGCGTAATAGCCTGGCGCACCGAACGCATCTATGACGAAATGTCTTTCGGAGATAAATATGCGTTTACGTATCGCGCCGAATCGAACTGGCTTGAGGCGGCTGGCGTGCACGAAGACCGCTCAGTAATCAGGCGCAAGCACTACGTGCTGACGGACGAGGACGAACCCGCGTTCGTCTCCGCGATACGACCGGGCGACATACTTCTAGACCCTCGGGATTACCGTTGGAAGCTTGTTGTGGGCATCGAGGATGGAATCCATACGACGGACAGCTACAAAGACGGAAAGTACGTGTTCGACGAAGAGCCGTACCGCGAAATCTACCTGGGAGAACTCAATTCACCACTACCGACGGAATCGCCTTTCAGCACGCACAGTCCGAAGCACGAGACACTCTATTTCAACGACATCGAACGAATGTTGGTTCGTAAAAAGCGGCCCCGAGAGTAA